ATGCTTTTCAACCGAATCCTCAACAAGCCAGTCCACTTTACGAAGATTGTAATAATAATCCTCAGCCCTCACTAACAATTTCTTTTGTTCCCTTGAGCGTTGTTGCTTTGTTTTTGAGTTATGTAAGGTAACATTATTGGGCCCTGACTTGTTCATAGTGAAACGATATAATAATTGCCATTGCTCTATAAGGGTAAGGTTATGATTGAACATCTGGATTAATTCTAGGGCCCCTCCCCCTTTTTGACAACCAAAACAAAACCATCTACATTCATTTACATCAATCAAAAGGCTTGCATTTACATCAGCGTGGAAAGGGCAAACAACTTTGTATTTTGTTTCACCCTCCCAAAGGTTATAACGCTCAAGTACTTTAATAAATGTTTCAGGGCTGCCAGCTTGTTCATAAAGGGATTTTGCAATATCAATCGCCACCCTTAAGTTATTGTAATTGATTTGCGTATTTGAGCGTTGTAACAGCCATCGATATCTTCCAGCGATAGTTGGTTAGTATCAAAAAGCTGTTTAATTGCATCATTATTTACCGCCTTCCGAACCTCAATTAGGTCTTTAAATTGCTTTGGCTTAATACCTGCTTCTCTGAGCAAAGATGTTAAACCTGCATAATTTACTACGACGACTTCTTTGTCAATTATTTGCTTGCCAAGCTCTTTGGGCAGCTTTTTCTCAAGTTTTTCTATATCATAAGCGATAATTAATGATTTTCTGCATGTAGCTGTGTGGCTATCTGTAGCCATGCTATTGCTTGCAGAGTTGTCGAAAGCTTTAATTAAGATGTCACGACGTTTATCGTATTCGGCTTCTATATTTTCCTTTTTAACTTTCAACTCATGCATTTCGTCGATTATCTTATTATAATCTTGCTTCATTTGTAACCCTGCCTTTTGTCAGCTCCTCAAATATCCCTCGGGGCCAGCGCTGACCTGTCTTATACCAAGCAACTGCTTTCTTGTTCACGAGGTACCTTATGCCACGCTTTGTCTCTATGCGGAACTTGTCGGCGTGAATCTCAACAATTTTGCCGCTGTACATCCTGTCTCCTACATAAAATGCAACCAGCACGCCCACCTCGGCGCTGTCTTCATACCTGTCCTTCGCAGGGTTCCTTACACATTTTTCCTTCATACGTTTTTCTACTGCCTCCTCAAAGCTAAGATGTTTACTGCCTTTGCTCTTTGTATTGTCATTCAAATGAGCATTGTTCTGCACCTCTTTAGCGATGATTGCTTCAACAAGGTCTGCTTTCTTCATGCCATGCCTTCCAACGATTTGCAAGTCTTTTGCAACCTCAAGCAAGTGTTTTTTCGTACAATTAAGCAACTCAGTTCTCTTTTCTCTTTCCATTACAATTCCTCCTCTAAGTAAATTTAAAGGGGCCGAAGCCCCTAGTTGTTTTAGGCTGGGAGATTGGTAACTATGTTAACCAACTCCGGGAATGTTGTAGCTGTTTTTATTATACAGCCACACCGGGCTACTAAAACGTTGTTATAATATGTGGAACGGTGTTCGAATTTCCGCTCCGGGACTAAGTTTATTTGTTGTGAGAAGGCCTGTATTGTCCAGACCCTTTTGTGTGAATCAATTAATGTTTTATAAGGGAATTTAACCTCTTGTGGTTTACATTTGATTTCCTTCATTTTATCTTCCTCCTCTTGAGTGTTTTGGCCTTTTTCCTTGGCCTTGATTCTATTATATCATACCTATTTAAAATGTAAACCTTTTTTAAAAATATTTTTATTTTATTTTTCTTGGTCCTTGCCAGCTGCTTTCCCGTCCACATAACTCTCACCCAAAATAAACGCTGTCACCACGCCAGTAATCCAGGCGTAGGTTTCCCGGTCGATAGGTGTTCCGAATCCTTCATTCAGGATAATGAACAATGCACTGAACAGCGCGGATAAGAACTTGCGGCTTTTAAGCCTCTGTGTAAACGGTCTCATTACTTAATCACTCCTTCCCTTTCAAGTATCGCCAGTGTTTTCAGCGTGCTTTCCGGCAGGTTAAGTATTCCGTTTCCCTCCCCTGCAAGTGAGCCGCGGTCTATCAGCTTCTGTACCAATGGTCTGCCCCATGTGGGCACATCGTTTATAGTTTTATAAATCAATTCATCCTCCTCCTTTACGATATAGTCTATATAAGGGCATCGCAACCAATGCACCCATTTGCGATCAGTCAGCTTAGTGGTTACCACCCCGTCACCAAATATGCCTCTGGTGGATTCAATCACTTTGCCATTGCCAATATAAACTCCTATATGTCCTGGGAGTTGCACGCAAAGACCTGGCAAATCCGGCATGTTACTTATCGGTCCTTTTACCCTGGCACGGTAATACATATCATCAGCGGACACGTCTGTCTTTGCTATGTAATTTATCTTGTTTCCACCGGGAGCCATTCCCCAGTAGTAGCTTTTTATCAGCCCCACGCAATCTATCAACCAGGCCTTGCCGATCAGTCGTGCAAGTTCTGCCCGCCTAGGCTGGTCATAATGGTCAGGATATTGCCTGGACTTTGCGGCTATAATCGAGTCGCTCACCGGTTGTCCCCAGCAACCCCAGCCGTACCTGGTAGGATATTTGAGCCACGCTTTGCAGTGCCCGACTAAGCCATGATTGTTATACATCGCTGCCTCCTTTCAGCTTCTCCTTGGTAATCCCTGCCAGCGTCCACAACTCTACAGTCGTAAAGCCAAACCAAGCCACGACAAGGGAAGTGGGCTCAGAGCCAGTCCTGAGAAATACATATAAAACAGCCCCAGTAAAAGCGATGTTTAAGGCAATTACCAGGGCAACTATTTTTTTGCTAAATCTTTGCATATCGTCACCTCAATAATTGACAATAAGCGAGGCAAGGAGAGATATTAAGCCAATGCCTCCAACGATATATCCCCACATATCCTTACTGCCGGTTGTTCTGCCTAAGATCTCGACGTAATGCTTTTCACATTCAGCGACCCGCTCCCGCAATCCGTTATATTCCCTAATCATTACCTGCGTTTTGGCTAACTCGGCGTTCGTTTGTTCAAGCCCTTTGGACAAATCTACCATCATCTCGTAAAGCTCTTTATTTGTGTACCACTGATTTTCTTTTTCGGTCAACTGCATCACCTCTCCCAGTACAATAGCCACCCTATATCCCCAATCGCTTGGTAATTTATAGAGCAGCTTTGCCGCGCTTAATGGGTCTACTGCGACACTAAATAGTGTCCAACACAGCGTAAACCATTTCACGCAAATTGCTCAAATTCGGTACTTGCTCTCTGATGTAATTACCTTCCTTTACATTCCTTGCCCATATCTGCACTAATGCACTATTTGTTGTAAACATTACTCATTACCTCCTATTAACATACTTAATTCTAAAATAGCCTGTTCGTTCTGGATGTTTTTAGCCTGTTCTTCAGCCAGTAACACAGTAGTTTCTAATATCGCTGTTTCCAGCTCGTTGATTCTTTTAGCCTGTAAATCTTCTGGTGTTGGTATTATGTCTACATAGTCATACCACACTTCGCCTGTTGATTTTCTGCATTTCAATATCGCAACTTTTCCTTCGGGTATGTTCTTTTCGGGCAGTTGCTCTATTGCTATGCCTTTCGCCTTGTCGCTTGGGGTTAAGGTAGTTTCGTCAAAAACTATACTTGCATAATTGTCAGGATTTTCAAATACATAAATCATTATATGACCTCCTCTTAATTTTTATCTTTATAAATTGTATTTTTGAAATATGATTTAACGGGTTTCGGTGGCATTGTTGACCCCCCAGCCGCTTGAGCACCGTAAATGTAAACCCTGTCCTCGTTTATGGCTATAGAGGTTATCCACCCATTAGCATCAGCATAAGTATTTTGCGAAAACTGACTCGACTCAGCTTCTATAGTAAGATTCTCTTTTTTTATTTTTCTTACTTTATTAAGATTAAGTCCGCATCCCACATAAAGATAATCTAAATCTGAGGTTATTGCATAAGAAGGGCTATTCCCACCTGCAACTGGTGTAGATTCAGCTAGGAAGCTCAAATCTGCCTTATTAAACTTATAAACCTTATTTCCTACAACATACACATAATCAGCATCTACTGTTAAATCTTCAAGTATTTTAGGCGTTGTGCTTAATGTGTATTGTTTTACTACAGATAAGTTGCTTGGGTCTAGCTTGCACACCAATCCTCCATACCCACAAGCATACAAAAATCCATCACTTGTTTGTAGACCCGTTACATCGCCAAAATTTGTTATTGCAACAGATTCACCAACTAAACTAAGATTTGTTTTATCTAACTTAATAATTTTCCCCGCTGGTCTGCCACCAACATACACATAATTTTCATCTACCGCGGCACTAAAACATTTTTCACAAACGGATATTGAGGCTGCTGTATATTGTAAAGTTGTTTTCCTAATTTTTCTTATGTTTATTTCCGCCGCGTTTACTATATAGGCAGCATATAAATAATCACTATCATCGGTCATTAAACCGCCATTATATGTGCCTGTTAGCTCAATATCTAAACTATCCTTATACAGTTTTAGGGCTACTGTGCCGCTAACACCTTCTCCTGAAACATACGCATTGTTGTTGTCGGCAACTACTTTAGATGAATAGCCTCCTCTCTTAAGCATCATACTTGTGTCATTTCCTATCAGAACACCTATTTCTTCTACGTTTTTCCCACCGACGTTTACCCTGCCGACTGCCATCTAGCTCACCTGCCTAACTAGCTTCAAATCGCATATTATGTTCTCCGCTGGTTTTTCATCTGCATAAATAGTCACTTTCCCATCACTACTCAAATTAGCAGATTTGAGTTTTTCCGCTTTTGCTAAATCTGCTAATCGGATATTTACATCTACTACTGTGTTTACAGTAATGTCTGCATCGGGGATATCATATTTCCAAAATCCAGAAGTTGCAGTATCGTCTACCCAATTTGTGGCAAGTACGGTTATATTAGTTTTTATCTTTATTGCGTTTTCTTTAAATGTCGCATAATCAGCCAGATGCGCATCAAATTCAGCTTTTGTTGCTTGTGCATTCCAAGCGGTGCGTTCATTAGAGGTTATATGGATCGTTGTGTTTTCTCCGTGCGTCTTTACCGCAGTATCAAGCTCCTCGGTCTTATCCTCGTTTTTGTTTAGGTTATTAGCCGATAAACCTGGGGCTTGGCCGTTCTTATAAACGGTTTTTTCGTAATCTCCCAAAGCCACAACGCCACCCCCTACGCTCTCTGCATGGTATCAGTGCGCCGAATAGTCCAAGATTCTGTACTGCTTTTTTGTCGTGAGTACAGCACCCTGGCAATCATGATACCTGTATCAACGGAACTGGTAGCTGATGCTCCCGCAAACCAGCCAATTTCCTCGCACTTGAAGGAATTAGCTTCAGTATCAGCGATGTATAACTCTGTGTAGAGTTTACCAGCTGTCGCAGGGTCTACATTCTGGCTGGTAACTGCTTTCCTAAATTGTTCAGCCACCAAAGTGCTCTGGTCATTCGCCGGGGCAGTAGAATCATTTCCCAGAGCTACATATTTTATCTTACCGTCTGTTACATCGCCTTTAAGAATATCCCGGAACATATCCAACCCGTCATCCATTATAAGGTTGGGTCGAATCTGGTCCCTCCAGAGCTCTTTGCCTGTTTCTTTATCGTGTGCGATTATTTCCCACTGTCCCATCCAGTTAGTTTTTGTTCTGACTTTTACTGTTGTTTTGTCATTCATCGCTTATCCTCCTTACATCGGATATAGGTCATCTGCCGGGTACAAATCCTCAGCAGGCAACAAGCTATATTGGCTCACTGCAAGCGCCTCAGCCCAAGCAGTTTCCTCACTCATTTCCACCGGAGGGATGGCCGCTATGGTTTCCCGCCAGATTACTTCTTCATCGGTAGCTACCGGGGTAACTCTACCGGTCTGCTCTTGCCACTGCCACCATCCGGCTACCTGTATCGGTGGCGGTACCGCTGCAACCTCAAGCCAGGCCCAGGGCTCTTCCCGGGCAATATAGTACTCAACCGGTCCCTCATCGTCCTTCAATGCCGCCTTTTCCAAGGCAAACAAACGCTGGCTCAAATCTTTGAGTATATGGCTTACATCCCGATCCGGACTCTCAAGTTGCAGTTTGATATCTACCCGGCCCTGGCCGGGAATGGAATCATAGGTAACCTCTTTGATCTCCAGGTACGTGTCTATATTCAGATCAGGTATCTGTGTCAGGATATATTCACCGGGCTTGTATACCCCTGTAAAAGGCTCAACGCTGCCGCTGATCACCGGTTGGCTGTATTTGTACAGGTGCCGGAGACCCAACTCCAGAGCCATCTGCTTATCGCCCGTGTCTACGCGTAGAATATCCTCGAATACCCCATACTGCTGTTGACTAGTCGGTTCCTCCAGTAGTATCTTGATCGGGTATTCGTACCGGTACGATATTTCCCCAGACCCAGCGGTGCATAGGTCCGGTATCAGGAGCTTTTCAGCAGCGTTCAAAAGAAAGCCATGGTTTCCGGCTTCGTGTATATTCTGGATGCCTAGTGTTTTCGATTCTCCCCCAATAGCCACAGTCACCGGCGCCCTGGGAGGATAATGCAGTGGGATGGGGTCGGTCCCCACTGTGATAGCCTGGCTGTAGACGTCAGACAGTGCCCTACCGCCCTTAACCCACAACTTATTGACTAACTGACTTGAGGTAGGGGTGAGCTGGGCGCTGCCTTTTTTGTATGTCCTTGCCGTCAGCGTGTGTTTTGACATCCGGCTGCCGGCCGGGAAAAAGTGAACTGAAACGATGCTCAATATCTCACCCCCTAACCTGGATATAAATCTTCAGCCGGGTACAATGTATCAGATGGTCGCGGCGGGTAGAATATGCGATGCTGCGTCTGCTCCTCCCAGCCGGTGCTTTCGTCTGGTGCCAGAGCTGGCGGCAGCAACTCAACCAGTTCTACCCAGCCGGAGGATTCCTGGCCAGGTGTAATTTCTTCCGGCAGCGGCTCATAAATAACCCACTCGTACCCGGCCAGCTTGGCCAGCTGCTCCATGCAATCGAACAAAAATTCATCCCGGAATCGAATTGTGATTACCTTGTCGCAAGCAACGATGCTATCTTGGTTCATGGTCGGCATATACTTTGTAAACAAGTCAATTACAATATCAGATATTTTCTCATTCTCATAACTTTCAGCCACCACTATTTTCTGAGTCCGGCCAGTATAACACATGCCCTCAAGTTGGACCATTTTTACTGGGCCATCTACTCTTTTAGCCGGGCTTAGTACCCAGCCTTTGAAGATATGGTCATCTTGCCGAATCCAGACATCAGAGCCAACTGGAAAGGCATCGACCAAATCACCAGTCAAATCTGGAATTTCCAAAGTAAAAGACCCTGACCGATTTGTTGCCGACAGGGACACTGTGCATCTGCTATAGACTTTAACTTCCTGCTCTAAGCCACCTGGGGGAGTGATTTTTATTCTTGTACCCATTACCAAGCACCCCCAGTGGCTAACCCAAAATCTTTGCTGATTTGCTTTGATACAGTTTTTGCAAAGTCCTCCATACCATTCCGGCCAACGATTGTCCCTTTATTTATCACCGATAAGTTGATTTGTCGGTTTGTTGTGATGTTGCTGCCACCGCTTAGAGCTTCTACTGCGCCCAGCAAAGCCTCAGTCATCATCGGTTGTAACCTCGGCAGGGGGAGGATGGCCTCGTCATCTCCGGCTTCAGCAATCATGCCTATAGTGGGCCGTGTTACGATTCCCCCTGCGGCAAATTGCTTGAGATATACTTTTCCATCACGAATCTCGGTATTCTCTTCCCCGTAATGGTTGATAATTTCCTCTAGAGACGGCTGCTTGACGCTACCGTCAGGATTGTACCCACTTGCAGCCAAAGCTCCCGTATCAGTCCAGTATGTCGCAGCAAGCTGCTTCCCATTGTTAAAATCCTGAACATTAAATATCCCCATAACCTGCAACGGGTCATCGTGCAAATACTTTTGATTGTTTTTTTGGTTATACGCATAATTTGCGCCTTTTTCTAAACCTGCGCGCTCCGCGTCAACTCCGCTGCCATGGGGTACATTTATTGTTGGCTCCGGAGAACTTCCCCCGCCACTTGATGACGGGGTATCATCATAAGTAGGAGCTGTTTGACTTGGTGTCGGTGATAGTTGCTGAATCGGCGCCGGAATAATAATAGGTGTTTCAAGAGTAGTTTTCATGGAAGTAAAACTTGACGTAATAGCATCGATTTGGCCTTGTACGCCGGTTACAATATTGCCCATAGCCGTAGTGACTTCACCTGATTTTGTCGTTATGCCATCAGCCAAACCTTGACTAACATTTTGTCCGTATTCATTCATCACAATAGATGGGGAGTGTATTCCAAAAGCATTTTTAACCTTATTCTTTACTGATTCAGCCACATCACCCATAGCCGCTTTTGCCTGTTCCAGCTTTTCTCGGATGCCGTCGGCCAAGCCCTGGATAATGTTATTGCCCCATGTAATAGCTTCCGCTTTTAAGTTAGTCCATACCTGGATGGTGTTTGTTTTCCAGGTGTCCCAGAGCCCCTGAACCGCTGCCCAAGGATTCCAGGTTTTTAGCCAATTTGTAAATGCTGACCACCAAGTACTTGTCTCAGTCTTGAGGTTAGTCCAGACCTGCATGATCTGAGTTTTGAAGTTATTCCATGCTTGTTGTACGAAGTTCCACGGGTTCCACGTCCCTAACCATGTGGTAAAAGTTAACCACCAAGTATTAGTTTCTGTTTTGAGGTTAGTCCAGACTTCAATAATCTTAGTCTTGAATTCGTTCCAAATATTTTTTACGGTGCCCCAGGGGTCCCAAGTTCCCATCCAGCCGGTTAATTTAGTCCACCATTCCTCAAAGAAGGCTTTTAAGCTGCCCCATACTTCGACAGTTTTTGCCTTTATCTCATCCCAGTTTTTATATATAGCCCCGGCAACTAGCCCCATCGGGCCTGCGATAGCTCCCAAAAGAAGAGGCCACCATTCGACCAGAAACTTTTTCAGTCCTTCCCACAGCGTTGACCAGGCTGAGGCTATCTGCTCCCCCCAGCCCTTAAACATGGTCCCTACAGCGGCCCAGCCCTCTGTCCAGCCTTTTTTGAGTGCGTCCATGCCCTCGGTCCAACCGGTTTTTAAGTCCACCCAGAGCTTCGCGCCAAAGGCTTTTATTTCGTCCCAGTTTTTATATACAGCTATTCCTCCCGCCACTAGCCCCGCCAGAGCAGCTATAACAAGCGCCACGGGTAGTGTAATCGCCCCTAATGCAGTGCCCAGGGCTGGTAGAATCACTCCTGACAAAGCACTAAAAACTCCCGACAGGACACCTGCAACTCCTACCACTGCTCCTACTCCCTGCGCTATGAGCCCTAAAACAATAAGCAACGGGCCAATAGCTGCCGCTAAAGCCGCGATAACTGCAATTACTATTTTAGCTTCAGGGGATATGATAGCGAGCCAATCAACAAACTTTTGAAGAGATGCTGTGACTGCTTCTAGTGCCGGTTTCATTGCGTCAAAAAACTGGAGAGCCACACCTTCAAGAGCACTGGATAATTCTTCTAGTCTCCCCTTTAAATTATCCATCATGCGTCTTTCCATTTCGCTAGCTGCCCCAGCGCTATTATTAATCGCATGGGTTAATTTATTGAAATCCTCTTCACTGGTATTTACTATTGCCAGCGCGCCGGACATGGCTTCTTTACCGAAGATGGTCGCTGCCGCTGCTGCTTGCTCAGCTTCCGTTAGCCCCCCCAGGGAGTTGCGCAAATTAAGCATTACTTCATCAAGCGTTTTCATAGAACCGTCAGTATGAGTTAGCGATATACCATACTTGTCCATGGCCATAGCCATAGCATCGGTTGGTTTTGCCAGGTTGGTCATCATCGTTCGTAAGGCTGTCCCGCTCTGTGACCCCTTAATTCCGGCGTTTGCCATTAAGCCCAATGCTATAGCTGTGTCTTTAGCTTTAAAGCCAAGGGCACCCGCTACGGGGGCTACATACTTAAATGATTCACCTAGCATTGATACATTAGTATTTGATTTACTGCTTGCCATGGCCAAAGTATCCGCAAATTCTGTGGCCTTGCTTGCTTCCATGCCGAAGGCGGTCATGGCATCTGTGCAAATGTCTGATACAAGTCCAAGATCTTCTCCGGATGCAGCCGCCAATTTTAGTATTCCGGGCAAGCCCTCCAGCATTTTTTCTGTATCCCATCCGGCCATTGCCATGTATTTTAAGCCTTCGGCAGCTTCGCTGGAGGAGAACTTGGTCGCGGCTCCAAGCTCTTTTGCTTTATTTTCCAGAGCTTTGAAATCCTCTCCGGTAGCTCCGGAAATAGCTCCAACTTCGGACATGGCCGCTTCAAAATCCATCCCTAACTTTACTACTCCTGCGCCCATTGCTGTTAGGGGCGCTGTAACCTTCATTGACAGGTCTTTGCCGATGCCAGTCATTTTTTGACCGATGCCCTGTATTTTTTGCCCGAGTTGCTCAGCAGTCATGCCGGTGCTTTTCAGTTGTGTCTCAAACTTTTTTAGCTCCTGCTCAGCTTTGGTAACCTCGCGCTGGAAGGCCCGGTATTGTTCCTCGCTTATTTCACCCTTCTTAAATTGCTCGTTGACCTGTTGCTGAGCAGTTTTAAGGCGGTCAAGTTTTTCCTTTGAGTTAGCGACCGCCTCGGCCAGAAGCTTCTGCTTCTGCGCGAGCAACTCTGTATTGCCGGGATCTAGCTTGAGAAGTTTCTCAACTTGCTTTAGTTCTGAAGAGACATCTTTTGTTTTTTTGTTTACATCCTCAAGAGCTTTGTTAAGCTTTTGCGTATCACCCGCAATTTCAATTGTTATGCCTTTTATATTTCCGGCCATTTATTTTTTCACCACCTTTTGCCTTAAGCCCGATTTTTTTATAAGTCAACTTGGTCGATATAGCCCTTTTTGCCCCGCCCGGGTTCTCCTTCCCCATCTACAAGGTTGGCCACAATCAACAGGTCAAAAGCATCTTCCAGATTTTCATTATCGATTTCAAACATCAGCTTGTTAAATGCCCGACAAAAAGACATGCAAAAGTAAATAACCCGTTGGTACTCCGACAAGTGGTTTAGGTCCTTGCCGGAGTTCCCCCGTTTGGGATTTGTCCCATTTTTATGGCGGAAATCTGGTTAACCCATTCTCCCAGGTAAGTAAATATTTCTACCAGTTCCTCAAAGTCCAAATTATCCTCAATTGCTTCCGGGGTTACATCGGGATGCGCGAAAGCTATTACTACCAGGTTGGTCATTTCGTCAAGCATCTGTTCACCGTCAAGCTCGCCTCTTTGCTGCTGCTCCGTGAACTTTATCAGCTGCCGCCAGAGTTTTATTTTAGGCTTGGGCATAGTGATTTTTTTGTTGTTTACCACTATTTGTGGTACATTCATAGGTGTTCTCCTCCTATTTTAAAGTATGAGGCGGCACTCAGGCCGCCCGGGATTATGCAGCAGTAGTGAAGTTTATTAGGGTTAAACCTGCTGCTAGTTTCTGACCATATACATCTGTTACCAGGCCAGAGGCAACTGCAATGTATTCTGTAGATGCAGCCAGGTTGCTAGTAGGATTGAGCGTAACAACCTTCTTGGCAGCATCAATTGATAATGCTGCTGCAACCTTAGAGCCATCAGAGGCTTTTATCAGGTAGAAATAATCATCAGTTAATTGGTCATCACGCAGAGCGTTATTGTAGGTAAATGTAACGCTGTCACCCACAGCTACCGTCTGCGCTCCATCAGTTGGCACAGTGGCCAGGGTCAGAGCAGCTGGCTCAGCAATTGCCACTGGCACAGCATTAAACCAGTTCGTGATTATGCTTGCAGGTACTGCAGGGTCGTCCTCGTCTACGGCAAATTTGTAAAGCCCGTCATAATCCCGCCGGAGGCCAACGAATTTCATTACCTGCGTGTTAAAATTAGTTTTTTCTTCTTTAGTTTTATACTTATCATCTGGAATCGTAAAGTTACCTTTCAGGTACCACACATAACGGTATTTACCGTTAGACTTCAGACTCCGGAACCCGATGGCAACGTCCAGGGGAGTGTCGTCTGACTTTTCTCCTACTACACCGGATGTTACTGTCTGGCCAAGCAGCAATGCCCGCAGAGACAAGGGAAGGTTCGTGAATTCAATGTCAATTTCCTGTCTGCCAATGCTGGGGGCATTAACCGCGGGACCGTCGTCGGCGTATTGTGTTTCGATACTTCCATTTGCTTTCACATCAGCGGTAACCAGCCCGCTGATTGCTACGGGAGTATCATAACTGCAACCAGCGGTGGTATCCGTGAGTAACGGGGCGTAGTGAAAACTGTCTAACCCAATTTGAATAGCTTCAGCCATTTTGTTTATACCTCCTTAAATTTCATAAAGGACCTGGTATAGGCCCTCACTGTCGATATACGTCTCGGTTTTTTCCCAGTAAATGCTGTTCGCACCGAACACGTCCTCAATTAACTTCTCTGATGCTGTATCCTTCTTTTTCGCATACAGCTCAACCTGGTAATTGTTGAATTTCTCAGCTACTTTATTGTCAGCCCCGAAGTTGCTAGAATAGCTGAACAGGTACGCAACATACGGCGGAGTCGGTGGCGACACAAAGTGATGATACGCCACCGGCAGCCCGGTTGTTTTTAGTAGTTGAAACAGTGTTGCTTCATCCACGTTTTATCGCCTCCTCTACCTCGGCCACGAAGTCTTTTATGACCTGTTCCTCGGCTGGTCTGATATGGGGCTTTCCCTCTACCCGGCCGCCACCTACTTTCGCATGGCCATGTTCTAATAGGTGAGTAAGCCGGTAGTGCGGCGCCTTTACGTGTACAATTCGCTTGTGCGGCTGACCTACTTCTGGCTCGGTTTTCATCGTCCAACTCTTGGCATACTTGCCGTATCGTTTCGGGGATGTTTGTTTGAGCCGCTTGACCGCCGCCTTACCCACTCGCTCACTGCTGACGTTGACCTTCTTAACTACATCCTGGGAGTAGTCGGCCAGGCCTTTTGCTATCTCCGCAGCCAGCTGGTCGATGTCGATATTAGTCATACTACCACCCCGCAAACGCAGCGAGCAGGGCCGCTTGGTATGCTGCTCTATCTTCCGCTGTCATGGTTACGTTTTCGTCAGCCAGGATGGTTTCAACAAGGGCTTTAAGGTCTTGTACCAGCTTATGGTCTACCAGCTTTGCACTGCCGGTCTCATCAGCTATGATACGTTCACAGGTCAGCCGGGTCTTGTCGCCTCGTTTCTCGGTGCGGATGATGTTGTAGACTTTCCCGTCATGCTCCAACTTCGGTTCGTCCTGGTATTCATAGGAATAGATTTCAAACTGCTTCTCAGGCTTCAGTCCCGCTACTGAAGCGTTGTAAAACTCGCTTTGATTAACATAGAACTCGTTGGCGTACATTGTGCGCTCGGTAGTCAATGCAACCTGATTGCCAATGCTGTCCTCGGCCACAGTGACGGTGATCAGTTTGATTATCTGGTTATGTCTCATGGACTCACCACCGCCTCAGTGTAGTCAACCGATAAGGCCAGGTGCCTTTTAAGCATCAGATAGGACTCCAAAAACCTCTCGGCGTCGGGGTTGTCGTACCCGAAGTGCGACTTACAGTAGGTTACTATGGCACGCTTGATTAAAGCGTCGGAGTCTACCGCCTTATCAGCTACCACTCCTGCCATTTTTAAGTCGGCTATGGCGGCATTTATAAGGTCCTGTATTTCTGTGTCAAAGTCGTTAGTGGTTGCGGCTATCCGCAGAGCCACCTTTACATCGTCCAGGATAGCCAATTATGCCACCCCCTTATTTTTTTGCCTTGGTCGATTTTTTGGCAGGCTTGATCACGGCCTCGCGGATTTCCGGTTCCACTATCACGGCTGCCTGTATCGGCTGTTCATACCGACCACCGATTAGGCCCATACGCCGCAACTTGGCGGCACGCCAGTCGTCAAGTTCTACTGGGTCGCCTGCTTGTTTGAACCCGGTTAAGTCCTGAAATGGCTTAATAACGGTGTATTTCATTCATTTATCCCTCCTTTAAGGGAACAGAGGGGCGCAAGGCCCCTCTAATTATGGTTCTACGTCAACTTTCGCGGCGGCTACTTGGTTGGTAAGGGGCGAATAACGATTCTCGCCACGCACCAAGATTGCCCCAGTAAGAGTTGCGGCTGAGTTGGTTACTCGTAAAGCCAGATGGGTGAATCCCTCATCCAAGAAGGCAGTGTCGCACTCGACATAACCAATGGCTCGTAGTGTTGCGACGGTGATGGTTGCATCAGGGCTAGCAGCGGTTACGGTTACTTCACCAGGGTCGCTAGCAGTAACAGTCACTACACCTAGAGCAGAGGTAGCTACTACGCCAGGAACCCCAGCGGCTGCATGGTTGATTGCCTTTACAAGGCTAGCTGCGCAAGCCGTATCGTCGGCACCTACTGTAAATACTCGGTTAGGTAAATCCTCTGCAGCTGCAGCAGTGAATGTCAATCCGTTCACCGTTACCTCATCAGTAGCAACAACGGTGGCGCAGGTGATGGTCAAGGCTGCCACTTTGGTGTTAGCTGTGATGGTGGCAGCGTTGTTAGTTATGGCTTTTGCGTCTGTTCCAGCGGCATCTTTGGCCTGCATGACCTGACCAACAGAGGTCACTCCCGCAGCCATTGCGCCAGTCTCCCACACGAAAAGGGCTTTGTTTCTAAGTCCTAAGTTATAGTAGGGCCCGGTCGATGCGTTGTTGATTGACGCGGGAACGATTGCTACGTCAGCTTTGTTTATTTCGCTTAAAAGTTTAGCCATTGTATTATTTCCTCCCTTCTTACTGAAGCACGACGAACGGGCTCACAGTGGAAACGCCGTCACGGGCCAACAGCGGAGTGCTCAGCCAAGGCTGTCCGTCAACATTCCAGAACGCCTTAATGATAGTGCGGTTCTGGGTGAACAGCGGATGCTCACTCATGCTGATTGAAATACCGCTACCGTCTTTAATCAGGTAGTAGTTGAGGTCTACCAGTATTAGGTCGCCCTCTGCTCCCAGTATGGGGCTCTGGTCGTTCAATAAGAACGGAATACCTAACAGGGTACCCGGTGCACCTTCACGGGCATTGGGCTGCCATACCAGATTATTACCGACATCTACCATACGCATTAACTGAGGCAGGACGGTCTGAGAGCCAATCCATGCCAACTTGCCGCCGAATTTAGCCCGGGCAAACATATTGACTACATCAGTATAAGCAATGGCTCCAGCACCGGCTCTGGCTACCTGTATGGCGGCCGGATGACCAATGATACCCAAGGGCTGGCCTGCGCCATTACCACTCAGGAAGGCATCTTCTTCAGCTGCTATAATTGCCTTGCGGAGCAAGCTGGATACTAAGGCCCCAGCAGCGGCACTGTTACGGAGCAGCTTGTCAGTGACTACCACATGGGCGGCTACTTCGTTGGGCTCTAAGCGAATCTCGCGGAACAAGGGTTCGGTTTCGGGTTTCTGTGCGCCTTCTGCTATCCAGGTTACCTGTACGCCAGCATATACACCGTTAGCTCCACCTTGGTCGAGTGCCGGGATGGTAATGGCAGCATCGGGCGGGTCGCCAGCCGGGATGACCTGTGCGCGGGGTCTGAATATTGCGGACTGGTCGTCAACCATTTTTATCTGGTTGGAAAACTGTTCTGGTACGATGAAGCCGCCATTAGCACCGATTCCCATGTTTAGGAAACGCTTCTGGGTCTGGTCACTCATCTCTTTAGCACGCAGTGTTGGGTCCTGCGGGTTATATTTTACGGTCTGCAAAAACTCCCCGAAGTCACGGAATTGTTCCTGCTGTTCTGGTTCTTTGGCCGGGTCAGCCTTGCGGGGCTGAATGTTGATGGATTCAAACATCTGTTTGCGTTTCTCAATAGCAGCTTTTTCATCCACCAATCCGCGCAGTTCGGTTTCCAGTGCATCCAGGTCTACTTCCTTATCGCCTTCTAACAGGCTGCGGATCTCTAACATACGGGCTTCTATTTCTGCCATTCTGGTCATGTTTTTCATTCCTCCTTAATAAGTCATGGTCTTTAACAACAGTGTTCTTCTGCGCTCGCGTTGCCTCTCCAGGTCAACTGCCCTCTCCAGGGCCGCCATCCTTTCGCTCTCCAGCTCCAGGACTTTTCGTGCGCTTATTGAAGTCGCATCATAGGCCGGCTGGTCTACGGCTGCCACATCAAATACTTTATCAATCTTGCGGACATGCCATGTCCGTGCCTCTTTGTCAAAACTCTCCTCACGAATGGTAAAGGCAAAAGACATTTTGTCCACTGCTCCGGCTTTTATCAGGGTATAAAGGTCACGGGCCTGCTGAGTATCGAAGAACTTGGCCCTGACCAAACCATCTTTTGTGACCTCCAGACTGCCACCGCGGGTGCGTGCCATAATAAAAAGATTGTCGTTGTGGTTATACCGGAATACCACATCGCGCATATCGGCCTCGTCCAGAGCTCCCGCCTCGATTACTTCTTTGTACTCGTTGCCCCCGGATTTAAAAAGGACCGTCGGCTGATTGAATACTACCGCGCGGCCCTCGACTATCATTTGGTTTTCTTCGGTTACTATAGGTGTCAGGTCTGCAAACCTAAGTTCCTTCCCCTCCCGTTTAGGAATTATTATCTGGGTCAATAGGATCATCCTCCTCTCCTAATTGGTACTTGCCGGCTTTGTCGGCATCCACCACGTTTAACGTCTGGATTCGTTTGTCGCCTCCTTCAACCGGGGCCAGATTGAATATTTCCCTGCCCTCGTTGATGGTGAATAGTCCCAGGGGCGCCAGGTCTTTTAGCATCTGCACCTTAGTCTTAGTCGAAACATACTGCAGCCGGTTAGCTTCAAATATGATTTCATGGCCGCGGGTGCGCTCATTTGCTGTGAACAATTTATAAGTAAACTCCAGGCTCAACTGCACTGCAAGCGATTCCAGAGTTGACTCATAGAACGCGTCCCAGTCCTGCTCTAAATAACTACCGGTAATGATTTTTTCATTAACCCCGAAGTAACGGTAAATATTTTCCCTGAGCTCCTTCATCTGTGCGGCATCTACCATAAGCGGCTGGCTTTTAAGCTCGGTATAATCGGCCTTACTATCCAGCGCCGCCACGCCACCGTTATTCTGGACCACCAAATATTCCTCGACGAACCGGTCTCGGTTGGCCTTGATGTCGGCTTCTTTAAGGATGCCCTGATATTTCAAAATACCTCTTAAACTGGCCGACGTTTTAACCGCTTGCCCGAGGCCTTCGTTGGTCGTGTGGATTGCCTCCAGGGTGTTGTTAAGTGCCTTGTTATTCTCACCAGACAGGTCATTCTTGTAGTAGTGCCGGCGCAGGTGGATTACTTCGTTATATGGCAAAATAATGCTATCGTCGTTGAACCAGAACCGGACGCCAATCTGTCCCAGTTGGTCCTCAATAAATTCTGTCTGCTGGGCAATGACCGGCCATACTGCTTTGAGGGTCGTGCCCTCCCATACCGGGTAAGCGAAGGCGTTATTATCCATCAACAGGGCAGTGACCATCTTATAAAGAAAATCGTAGGTACTCATGTTTGGGTTGGGCCTTATCTGCAGCACTCGCTCAACCTGCCCGCCTACCGGCTGGATGTCTTTACCTGTCCGCTTGATGTGCTTGGGCTTGAGTTTTGCGGCGTTACGGGCGATGGCATCAACCGCGCCCCGGACAACATCAGCGCTGTATGGGTCATTCCCCCAGGTTGTGAATACAGCATTGTAGCCGTTAAGCAGCTTTAACTGGTTATAAATTGTGTCAGCTCTGGGCTTGCGCCCAAACATCATCTGGAATAAGCTTCTGCGTGCCAATCCATCACCCTCCCTATCAGTCCTTTATAATCCTCCATGTTGTTCTGGAGTACGGTATAAGCTATAAGCATCGCCACAGCTGGGTCAATGCGCCGGCGTCGGGTTTTACCCTTGACGGGCCTTATGTTTTCATTTTTGTCTTCTTCAATCGCCACATTAGTTAGCGCCCACTTAACTACCGGATCATTATTGTAGTTGATATGCTTAGCCTCCAAGTCTGCCCCCATAAGCTTCATCGGTGCACTTAATGTCCGTGCCCCCATAATGACCGGCAGTAGGTTCTGTTTGTTTTTGTACCCCATCCGGTGCTCCATATCCTCGATCCAGGCTGGTGAGTTCCAAGAGTCGTAACCACACCAATATGGGATAATGCCATATTGGTCGCGCATTTTAATAAACCAGTCTGTTACATACCTGTAATCAACCCGGTTGCCTGGGCAGGTCGTAATAAAACCCCTTTCAATCCACAAGTCATACGGAATCTTATCCTCCTTGACCCTTTCCTCTACCAGCTCCTCTGGCATAAATCCTTGGCCAACAAAACACAACTCTGAAAATCCAGGTTTTTCTATGAGTATTCCAGCGTATGTAAGGTCGGTAGTAGCTGACAAGTCTACTCCTCCCACTCCATAGCTATTACATAGAGTTTCAATATCAAACAAAGCCATGTTGTTGGCCTGTTCAAAAGTTAACCATGCCTCAGATGATGTCTCTCGGATGTTAAATTCTTTACATACCAAATTTTTTACTAAGGCTGAATTTGCCTGGGCTTTTTTAACTTTAGACGCCAACTGCTCCAGGCTTTTTATGGTACCCAGCCCGGGGTTAGCTTTTCTCCAACAGGTAGGATCAGTCCATTCTGACCGATCATCAAGCTCATAAATAAAGGCTATAAAGTGCTCGTCTTTATAACCGTTCTTATCAAAGTAGCCATTTATTACTCTTTCGGCTTCTTCATATTTCTGGTCATATAAGCCCTCCCGGATCGTACCAGCTGTTGATGTCATATAAATAAGCGGTTGCTCTCTGGCAGTGGTGCCGTCAGCTATGATGTCATAAAGAGCCTTACCATATTTCCACTGGTGAATCTCATCCATGAGACCCCCATGGACATTTAATCCATCAAGAGTATCGCTATCGCTTGCCAGAGGCTTGAATACTCCATCATTAAAATCACTGTTCAGTTCGGCAACCAGTGGTTTTACCCTTTTTAACAGAACCGGAGATTTTCTGACCATCCGTTTTGATTCTTGCCAGATGATTTTAGCCTGGTCCCGCTTGGTTGCCACTGCGTAAACTTCAGGTCCGGGTTCGCTATCCCCCACCAATAAATAAAGCCCCACAATGGAGGCCAATAATGATTTACCGTTTTTCTTTCCTACTATTAGCAGCGATTCCCTGTATTTACGGTTGCCCTCGATATCAATAAAACCGAATACGGTTGCAAGATGTGCTTTTTCCCAGAGCTCTAATCTTACAGGCTGGCCGCCAAACTTACCCTTACTGTGTTTGCAATAATTCTCGCCAAATTCGATTACATGGTTAGCCCGCTTTGGACTGTAATAATATTCACTGTTGTTATTAGTTAAATCATGGACAATCTTCTGGTATGTCTTTCTGACTTTCTCGCTGACTACCTCTTTGCCGCTTTCAATATGCTCCCAGTATTCCAAAATTGGGTTATAGGCTAACGGGTATTTAATCATTCTCCCGACCACCTACAAAACTATTAAAGCCATCATCCTCAGGCTTTGACTCATCTTTAGGCAGTAGGTCAGTAAGCTGCTTTATTATTTTCTGGTAGCTGGTGTTCATGGTATTATATAAATCGGCTACTGGTCGCTTGCGTTCGTAGGGATCCTGGTCCTTACCCTGCTGAAACATTTCCACAAAACCATTCTGATCTAGGTCGGCCTCAAAGTCCTCCAGGGTGACTCGCATGAAAGCCGCCCTTTGGATCAGGCCCTGGACTGTTTGCTTTTTTTGTCCTTCTAAATTTTTGTAAATTTTCTTAAGTCGGTTCTCCTCTTTCCGGATTCGCATTGCTTTTTCCAACTGCTTTCACCTCCTCACAAAAGCATCTAAATATGGCCGGTTTTCAAGGGGGAGGGGGTACTGTAAAACTACCTATGTATTAAACGGACCT